AGTTTCTCAACGAGTCTATCTTTATTTTCAACTACAGGAGACCATCTTGTTTTAGTTTCAAGTCTAAAACTTAATCCTGAGGTATTGTCTTGAGGTGCGATCTCAAACTTAAGTACCTCACTTGCTACCATTTCATTGCAAAGTTGCCTTCTCAATTGTTCATATACTTTTTTCTTTTCATCAGCTTCTTCTTGCGCAATTTCATAATCAAGTTTCGCAATTCTAAGCTTCTGAGCAGTCAATGCATACTTATCCATTTATTTATCCTTTTTCAAATTATTAATATCAAAGTCTTCTACTTCATTTTCAGTAGGCATATCTTGTGTGTTTTCAATAGGTGCATCTTGTATATTTTCTCTAATACTAAAATGACCATTATCGAATTGTACTGGACAAACCTTCATAATGCAATCTTGACAAATGTCAAGTTCCTGCATGGTAATACCTAAACCATTGTTATCCATTATAAGGATTGGAGTAGTAATTCTGTTGGTGTCTGTGATTTTCTCACAAATGTCACAAGTGTGTTGAATTTTAACCATTTTAATCATCTCCTTTGAATTCTTCAAAACATTTATCACTGCAAAAGTCATACCATTTGTCGCCTAATTTGCGAGCAAGCCAACCTTTGTCTTTCAACTTAGCTTGACTGCCTTTATAATCAGGCTTTGCTTTGAATTTGAAATCTACTTTCTTTTCGCATAAATCACATTTACAGTGAAGTATGCCACCGGTTCCAAATTCAGGGTTCCAAGTTACTTCTTTCATTTAATACCTCCATAGAAATTTATAAAATCTTCAATAAGGTCTGTCTTATTGAGATTTGACTTGTGAATAATCTGGTCAACTGTACCCTGTGCAATCAAATAATAATATGTACAGAAGTGATTTTGACCTGTTCTGTATATTCTGCGCTTTGCTTGATCCATATCACCCCAGTTATGGGTTTCTGAATAGAATATACATTTATGCGCTTTAATCAAAGTAATACCAAGAGATGCTGTCTGCAAATTACCTACAAATACCTTGATTTTAGGATTATTTTCGAATTCTTGCACTTTATCAAAACGATCTTTTACTGAACCATTTATACCTGTGCAAATATCTTTATATTTATTAATAAAATACTCATACTCTTTTGTATACTTAACGAATAATACAACCTTCTCGCCGTTATCAAGAATATCTGAAATTAATTGTTCACAATCATTACGTTTGGGAGAAGCATATTCTACGCTTCCTGTTATCTGTTGAGCTTCACAAATTCTTTCAAGTGCTTTCTTGTCTGACGCATATACTCCATCGAGTTGTATCAATTGACTCACATCTGGATGAACAGGAATTACAATATCTTCCCATTCAGGCATATCAATGAAGTCTGTTATTTTACCAAAAATAGTATATGGAGAAATAAGTTGCATCAATTCATATGTCCTACTTGCACCACCATTTGTTATATATCTTGCTTTGAACTGTGCAGCGGTAAGACCATTCCAAATTTGAGGACCTGTACAAGTAAGTATTCCAAATAAATCCATTAAATCACGTGTTATGGGCGTGCCGGTTAAGCAAAGAGTACGTTTCGCTTTGACATATTTGGATATGCATTTATGCGTTTTACTATTGCAATTTTTGATTTTATGTGCTTCATCAAATATCACTAAATCAAAGTTTGATACACTTTTTATGCTTAAAAACTGTTCATAATTTTTAATGCAAACAGCAGTCATAATATTCTCAGATACGAGCATGTCAAGATCTTCGTATCTTGTGTATGAAATATGAAATACTCTTGACAATTCGTATTCCCACATTGAGATTAAAGACTTAGGACAGACTATCAAAAGTCTTTTTGGTGAGAGTTCTTTTGCAATGTACAAAGCAGTAATTGTTTTTCCTAAGCCCATATCAAGAAACAAATTTGCTTTTGGGTGAAAGATTTCTGGAGTATTTTTATAATAGTCGATTATCTTTTTTACCCATGTTTTTTGGTAGTCATAAAGTTCCATTTAATTTTCCTCACATAATATATAATGCGTATTATGCAAAAATTTATGCTTTATTTTTAATATTTTCGAAATTTTTAAGCACAAAAAGTAAATTTTTATGCATTAAGCGCGGGCGCTAACGTGCTAACACTTCCCGATACACGATCGTGCGTTATCTAACCGGAAAAGGCCCGTGAAAACTACGTGAAAATACATAAAACAATTACGAGCGATCGTGTATCGGGTTGTGTTATTGTGCACAATGCTTGCCCAGGTGCGCACACGTAAGGCATTATAAACTTAGCATAAAACATTCAATATTTGCTTTGAATAGAATACTTAAACCTGTGTCATCTTTGTACTGGTCAATAAACCAAAATTGTTTGATATTTGCTTTTGCATTAACAATTAAAGCCGCACAAGTAGGACACGGAGAACTTGTACAAATCATAATTTTTGGTTTATCAAAATTCTCATTTTTAACTAAGCAATTTTGCTCTGCATGCGCACAACCAAATTTCGATACTTTCTCACACAAACAATTCTCTTGCTCAATAGGTCCTCCGTTAATTCCAATGGAGTATATTTGAGTAAAATCTTCCGATACTAAAATCGCTGCTACTTTATCCTTTTTGCATTTACTCAATTTCTGTAAATCAAGTAAATAATTCACTGTTGCCAATTCCTTTTCACTCAGATGCTTTACAACAAAATTTAATTTTGTATTATCTGTCCGCATTATTGTTTACCTCTAAACATTATTTTATACGCACGTATAAATATATTAATTAAAACGCGTTTAGGCAGACCTAAGATCGCGCCTATTGCGTTTTATATACAGGGCTCTTATATTTTATTACGTTTTATATAAAGGCCCTTAAACGCGATCTAAATGCTTCTATATATTATCGCACATATCCTTATAGAAACACCAGTTACACCACTTTTTTCTTTTAGGAAATTCGCCTGAAAGAATCTTTTGTTTGGTTTCTTGTACTCTATTCCATTCAACTTCACAATCATGTATACTTGGATTATACTGCACTTTGTTTACAATTCTTAAGTCAAGGAAAGGTTTGATATTGATATATGCAACATCTACATTCTTTGGATCAATATTGTTTTCAGTACAATAAATATACTTGTAAATCAAAAGCTGTCCTTCTTCAAAAATAGAGTCTACTGTTTTAGGTTTCTTAGTGACTTTATAGTCTGCAATGATAATTTTACCTTTATCTTCAAATTCATCTTGCATTAATAAGTCAATATATCCTATAAAGTCATCTTTTTTGATTTCAAGTTCTTGACCAAGTATAGTATTGATACCTTTTATTTTATCAATATTGATTATAAGTCTTTCAAAGTACATTTTACCGAGCCTTTCTGAAATGTAATTTTGAGCTTCACACAAATATTTATGCGTTAAAAGTTTATAATTATACGTTTCTTCAGATACATTTTGGAAGTCTTTTGTCATATTGTAATACTCATCATAGGAATTAGATAAATCAATGAACTCGTCATATTCATTCCAAAGCTCTAAGACTTTATGAATAGCACTTCCTAAATCTAAATTTGGATTAGATGGTTCTTTAATACCATCAATATATCTAAATTTGTACTTCATAGGACAGTCATTGTACAGTCTGTTCTGTGAAAAGCTGTAATTGATTTCTTTGCCGTTAATTTTCATTTTGTTATCTCCATTATCTTTAGCCTAAATGTGCCATAATCTGAATTGCAATATAAATAAATGCTACCGATGCAATTATCATAGAGACAATTCCAAGTGCAGTTATCTCACAAGAAAACCCGATACACATAAGTGTTGTAAATACTATACATACTATTACTGCAATAATTGTAAATAATTTACTTTTGTCGGACATTTCAAGTTTTCTAAATCTTCTCCTCATTGCTATATGCCTCCACATAATTTATTCTATATACAAACAAATATCTTGCAAAGAATTTCATCCACTTCGCATAAAGTCTTTTGACTTTTGCAAGCGCTCTGGCATTACACTCGAACTCATCTTCTGTATCAAAATGGCATCTACTAAGAGGTCTATCAAAATACAAGATTATTACTGGAAAAGATATAAGTTTTGTTACAAAATCATGTATATCTTCATTACTATAAATACAATGCTTTCTATACACTGGTCCATAACAAAGCTCACTTATGAATGACCTATCGAGAATAACATCTTGACCTTGTAAATGTAAATCTATTGCCTTTTGTAACTGAATCTTACAATTAGTATCTTTATCAGCATGTAATATTGTGGCAGTCTTAAACCTGCTTGCAAAATTACTTTTACCAGATTTATCTAAGCCTTCTAAAATGTAAATCATTTATTTTCCTCCCAACAATACATGTAATTTATAACTTGCTCGGCTCTTTTAGCGGTTAATGCTGGCATATACATATCCTTGATATATTTTTCAAATCGCTTTTTAGTATAACATTTATGCTTATTTACATGCATACAAAAGTTACAATCAAAAAGCAAATCTACTGGAATATGCGAACTTATTTGTTCGTTTTCTAATAAAGTGTATATTCCTTGACAACAAATATACATATACTTTTTAGTTTTTAAGAAATATTTTTCAGTATTTCTATTTACATATTCATAGACAATTTTGCGTCTACAGTCCACAAATAAATCATTGTTTATTTTGAAATAAAGTTTATCAAATGTCTGGCGCATAAAAGACTTTAGTCTTTGCATAGTTATAAACTTTTCTGTCTTAGCGTCGTGTCTTTTTGTCATAATAAATCTCCAAATTTGTTTATTAAACGTCTTTTTACTGAACGTTTTATTTCATATAGCCTACTCATTCCAATATTGAGTGCTATGGCAATAGCATCATCGGTCAAACCTTTGATTTTGTATCTTGCATACAATCCCATATTTTGCTCAGTCACTTTATCACTATCTATGAGTTGCTCAATATAATCGAGTATTGCTTTGCATGTTGCAAGACTTTCTATTTCATATGTTTCACAAATTTTAGCATCTTCTGGAATATAGCCAGTCAAATCCTCTAACCGTGTATATGCTTTATATCTACGGATTATATAGAAACAGTTCTTTCTTGCAATTGACCACCATATTCTTGCGTTATCGTCAAATGATTTATCTTTTGCATAATTACCATGTTCTTTATAAATTCGCAATAATATGTAAAACAATTCTGAAGCTATATCAATGTAATTATAGTTTGAGAATTGATTTGCCATTTTATTACTTATCTTTACAAATAAGAATGCATAAGCATCATCTTTTGATAGTTCTTCTGAGTTCTCATTTTCAAGTAAAATTTTTTGATAGTTTTCGTCAGCACATTCAATTATCTTACCGTTCTGTAGCTTTATATATTTCATTTTCATCACCATGCAGATATATCAAAACATTCTTAAGCGAAGACTTTTTGATTAGACAACTGCCAAAAGCATGGATAGTCATGTTTTCTAAATCTGCAATTATAACATTTTTGAAAAAGAACTCATCCCCTAAGTTTGTACCTTTTGATATAAATAACGGATTATATGACATAAAATTCTTTTGATATGCCATCGCAGTATTCAACCAATATGCTTCAAACTTTTCTGTCCATTCTTCAGGAATAGCTGAACTTAAATGCCAGTCTTCAATATCAAATGGGTCATTAAATAGCATTGAGCAATTAATATAAGTATATTCATCAGCTCTTTTCTTTTTATTCTTAGCTTCCTGATTTCTGTATTTTCTATCAGGATTAATAAAGATACTGAGCATATCAAATTTCTTATATTCCCTTATCATTACAGGTATTTCAAAAGTATTTTGATCTTCGGTTTCCATTTCCATTGAGTTACCATATTTATCTACATACATCAGTTTCATTTTCTTTTACTCCTTTTGTCAATTTCTTTCCAATACGTTATTAATAATGTCAAATATGCTATAGACATAATTATACCGAGTACCATATTTATTGTAGTATAAGTGTTGCTATCATTTATAAATTGTACCACCGAATATCCAGTTAATGCAGGAATTGTAACAGAAAGTACAATGATCGATGTTATAAGTATTTTATACTTCATTTTCTGAACCTTCCAGTTTTTCAACAAGTATTTCTCTTATCAAATCTGAAATAGATTTCTGTTCTTTTTCAGCAAGAGAATTGAGTTTAATTGCAATAGACATCTCGACATATGCCGAGACTCGAATACTGCGTGCATCTTGAATCATTTTTGTTTACTCCTTAATAAAATTTTTATTTCGAAAATTAATTTATTGATTTATAATGCGTTTAGGCAGACCTAAGATCGCGCCTATCGAAAATTTTATGTGACCTCGATAATTTATATAGGCCATATATAAAACGCGATAGAGGCGATCATATGCGTTCTTAATATTTTAAGCGTCACTTATATCTTTATCAATAGTATCTCTAAATCGTACAAACACAGGGAACTGCAAAGATGCTAAACCTGTTTCTTTATTGTTAGTTATATCTTTATACTTTACTTCAACAAGTTTGTACAAAAATGCTTCTTGCATTTCCCATATTTCATATCTTTGCTCATCAGTAAAGCCTGAACCTACATAAACTGTGTTTGAACCCATTTTACAAACAAGCGCACCAAGAACTCCCTTGTACTTTCCAGTGCCTTCTTGAAAACCTATTACTTCTAAATCAATTGTATTGAATTTCTTATACTTAAGTAATTCAGAAGTCCTCTTGAATTGATACATACTATCACGGTTTATCATAATACCTTCCATCGAGTATTCATAGGCAAAATTTGAGCAAACCTCAATTTGGCTAATATCATATCCTGCGTAAAATACTGGTACTTCTTCTACATAGTTATACTTGTTCCATGGAATACTGTGCATTCTTTTAAGTCTTTCTTTGTACTTAGTATCGCAAGAGTCATTTGCCCACCACTTTGCTGGTATCATATCAAAAATAATGAAACCAATCTTTTGTTTTTGACTAAAATCATTTTGAGATGTAACTATTCCATTACCAATCCTAAATGCCGCATTGTCACTTATATTACCTGTAGTTTTCAATCTTAACTCGCCATCAAAAGCATATGCTTCTCCCATATATTTATTGATGTCACACAATTCCTCAATTATATGGTCTAATCCCAAGAATTCATGCCCAGTTCGTGAAATTAAATGGCCTGCAAAATACGTTGCTCTTGTACCATTTATTTTCTGGCTGATACTAAACCATTCACCATCTTTTATCATGCCGGGTTTATAGGTTTTTGCAAGTTGTACATTCCAATCATCAAACAACTTTGTGTCCATTCTGACCCTCCAATTCAAATACGTTATATACTTTATGATACCTATAAATACTTTCTTCAGAAAACCACATCATGTAATCACAAAGTTGATATTCAATATTAATATCTTCATTTATTATGAGTGCTTCAACCCAAACAGTATCATAATGTCTTTTTGTTATAGATTTAACCAGTATATAACGATTGTTAAATCTGTCATCTGGATACTTAGAAGTCATTTTGAATAAGTCACCGATATGAATATCTTTTGCTGTCAACATAATTTCACTCCTTATAAGTTTTGACATAATCTTCAAAATTGAGAATATTGTCGACTGGTACGTTGTCAGTAGGCTGGTATATTTCTTCTTCATATTTTGCAGCATCTGCCATATTTTGACAAAATACTGATAACGGTGTTTTACCGCCAATTTGATTATCAATCTGTTTTACAATATCCTCGAGTATGCTATATATTTCTGAAAATACAAGCAATGGATCACTTAATTCTTCATTGGTAAGTTTAACCTCAACAAAGTGTCCTTTTGGCTCAGCATATGCTTTGATCATTAGTTTCTCTCCTTATGTTCAAATTGAAAGCTTCCATCTGACATTATAAGATAATCACAATCTTTTTCATCAACTATCTTTACTTTAATATCTGGATTAAAACCCATACTTGGACCATATTCAAGTAATTCTTTACAACCGTTGCATATGCAAACAGTTTTAGCTCGGTCTTTCTTCATGTCTGTTTTCATTTTTCGTCTCCAATTCAGCATATACCGCTACAACCTTTGCAACATCAAGTATAAATTCACCGTAATCAATAGTTACTACATTATTTGATTCTTTGAGTGCCTCTGTCATATAGTCTGCAGCAGACATTACCATAATTGCCATATCTGCAACTACATCGGTATAGTTAGTATTATCCGTATTCACGGTTGCACCGTCTTTATTTACTTTTATTTCCAGCATATTTTCTCCTTGTAGCTTCGCCACCTTTAATGTGTTTTAATTTATTATGTTGTTCTAATCGAGTTCTTACTGCAAAGAAACAGGTCATAGTCAATGTCTCTCAATTTCATAAGATTGAAATGTACATTTGTTTTACTAAAATCTGTTTTATTTGCAATTTCTCTAATCGTCATGTCTCGCGATACGACAAGCATTCCTAATTCTCTAATGGCTTCCGTCGTCATGTTTATTGTCCTCACTAAAAGTAAGATCTTCAATTTTAATGAGTTGCAAGTGTAATCTGATAGCATTCAAAAGTTCTACTACTGATACAACTTTTATAACAGACTCATTGTTATATTTGAAGTCATATACTGACCAGTCGATACGTTCTATTGTATAGTTATTATATTTACAAGTTTCATCGCGTTTAAGCTTCAATGCTTGCAAACAAAAGTCGTCAAATGAATTATTGTTTTTAAGTTTCTTAAATGACATTATTTGCTCCTTTAGTCCAGACTGGACTACTCAAAGATTTTAATGTTAACCCAGACTATTTTGCAACAATCTGGGTTAACACTACAAAGGAAAACTTATGTGTTTTGAATGGTCACAATTTAGAAGGCACCATTATCATCGTAGAAGGCACCATTATCATCGGACTTAGTGTCAAGCCCATCGGTTACATCAACCTTAGCCACATCTTCATCGAGGTCTTCAATGATAGCTTGTTTCTTGGTTTTGCGAGGCTTAGCTTCTTCAAGGTAAGTCTTGCCTTCAGCTGCAGCCTTTTCAAGAGCTTCCATCTCAGCAAGCAACTTTGCTTTCTTTTCCTCGATAGTCATTTTCTTGCCAGTTGCTTTCTTAGGCTTGTTAGCCTCAGCCTCATCAGCTTGTCTCTTAGCTTCTGCATCAGCTTTAGCTTTGAGTTCATCAAACACAGTCTTATCCTCATCAGACAAAAAGTCTTTGATATTACCAAGAGTAACCAGTCGAGAGACTCTCGGCGTAACTGTTCTGTGAGCGGTTTCATCGATCTCAACTTCAAACTCTTCACCTTCATAGTCATTGAAATTGACCGTGTGCCACATTTTGGGCGTACCAAGAGGTTTGAGGTTAATCCAATACGTCCCGGGTTTCACCGACTCTTTGTTGACTTTCTGGCAGTTAACTTTATAGATCGTGCCATTAAACTCAACTGTGCCTTTTTCCTGCTCTTTGTTCACTACTACTGTAATCATTGTTTAGTCCTCCTGACTAATAGTTTATTTCAGTCTTCCGACTGTTGGTGTGAGAAATAAGAGTTGCACTCATTCTAAGCAGCTGTGTCTCACATATGCCTTAGCAAATAAATGACTACTACTTTATTTGCTAAGGACTAATCCGAAGGTGTATAAGCGTTATTTGACTGGCCACATAATATATAATGCAGGTTTTCAATACGTTTGTGCTTTTATTTTACTTTTATTTTTTGTGGCTGTTCAGGACTCATTTCCTATTCTTATAATATTTATAAGTTGGAAATATTCCAATTGATACGAAGTGAAACGAAGTATTTATTGGAAAGGTATCAATAATACGAAGTGAAATGGTTAGTCATTTTCAATGTCTCCTATCAATGAATTTATTGTATTTAACTGGCGAGAGCACATGCCGAGATTTGCACCTGAGGAGTCACATGCTATATACGCACATACGAGGTTTATGGACTTCTTGATTATTGTTAAGGTATTCTCGATCTGCGCCGTTGTCTGGTATATTGTTAGGTTAATACCTATTATGTCTTCGCAAAGACCTATTATGTCTTCGCAAAGATCTATTATGTCTTCGCAAAGACCTATTATGTCTTCGCAAAGACCTATTATGTCTTCGCAAAGACCTGTTATAGTTTCTTGCGTAAGCTCATGGTTTTTGGCGGATTTTATTTTGTCAGTCAAGTCATCGAATTGATCTGTTAAGTCGTAGAGATTATTGAGATAAGTGGTTAATTGTTTATTGGGCTTTGGTGTGAGTTTGGTTTGCATATTAAAAGTCCTCTCTAAGGTCGATATCTTCATCTCCTGCTCTATACGGCTCTATTGAATACAGAATGCGCTGTGCAAAGTCATGGGATTCAATGAAATGTTCTAAATGTCTTGCATCCGCATCAAGAATATCGCGAGCTTTGATTATATCAATGAAACGTTCAAGAGAATAACCGGATTCGTCAAGATATTTTACATAGTATTTTACTGTGAATTTTTGTAATTTCATGTTATAGATATCTCCTGTTGGTTTATGGATTTATGGATTTATGGATTTATCCCTTTGCAAATATAATTTTTATTAGATGGTTTATATACGAAAATACTTTAGACGGAGTGGCAATATGATTAAGTATGGCTTTGACGTATTTAGGGTGCAGTGCAGACAATGCAACAGTGCTTAAACTGGAGACGAATGGATCAAATAGCCTTACGTGTGCGCACCGAGCAAATATACAATAACACAACCAGCTACACGATCGCTCGTAATTGTTTTATGTTTTTCGAAAAAATTTTTTTTTGAGTTTTCGTCAACAAAACGGGCGATGGTGTATCGGGTTGTGTTATCTTGATACTGCGCGGCCGACTTCAATAATATAGAGTGCAACAACACGCTAACATAGACAAGGGTCGTTAGCGAGGGTTACCGCGTGATTGTGCCCGCACATAAAGGCAATTGCCCTTTTTGAGGCGTTTTGAAGTGCTATGCCCTAAAATTTTTCCGCGTACTCTCGGTAGATAGCAGCGCACTCTGCCATCGCAGTGTTATCGCGTAAAGGAGCGCGCGTATAAAGGCAATTGACGTCGTTCGTATTACTGCTACAGGGTAAAATAAAAGCGTTGTTGCAATGATCCTATGCAAGCGCAGAGTCAAAGCAACAACGCTTACTTAGTTAATCGTTATTAAGTTTTGCAATGTAAACATTGTACATTTCGTAGAGCAGTTCTTTGATTTCGTTTTCATTGAGTTCTTCAAATTCATAGACAGATTTTGCAAATGCTATTGGATTAGTCTTTTGCATTTGATCAATTGCCAGCGCTTTCCAGTTATCGAGTATTAAGTCAAATCGTTTAATCATATTTTGTTTTGTCAAGTATTCATCATAAAGTATTCTTGCAACATCATCGTCATATTGAAACTTTTGTTTCAAATATTCCATGATATGATTAATATTGTGTAATGCAATTATGCAAGCATCATCACGCGTTTCATCGTTAGCCTCATTCTTGTAATAGTCAATTTGATCTACTGCTTGTTTGAGGTTACTGAGAATACTGTTAAGTGTAAGTGTACGATCTTTGTAAGCATTGATCTCGTCTTCATTGCGCCATTCGTCAGGCTTGCCAGGATATGAAGCAACGTAGATTACGAAGCGATCGTTGATCTCTGCAGCTATGCGTGTGTAGTCAACATACTTGTCATATTCGATCTTAAAAGTTAAATTGTAGTTTTGTTTCATGTTACTGAAACCTCCGTTAATTTTATTTAATCATCGTAAATTGATATATTTATATAATTTACAATTGATTATTTAATTATAAAAAATATTATTTGGTTATAACAAGATTAACGAACAATTATGCGATTATTCATCGTTAGCGCCGTTTTCGTTTATGCATTTACTCATCGTTACTTTCGTTAGCCTCGTTCGCGTCGTTCGCGTCGTTGTTATTCTCGTTTGGTTTGTGTAGTTCGTTGCGACGTTTTCGTTCTCGTTTGCATATAAAAAATAGAGACTGTCGTTTTCGACAGTCTCGTTCTTTGTTACAATTCGCTATCTCCAATCTTGTCTATGAATTCCGCATTTCCTTTACAGCGTTTAGTCAAGTAACCAAATAACTGGATTTTCCTAGATATTGAATTGATATGTTGACTTATTGATGAAGCGAGACTGCCTTTTGAAAAGCTACTGCTGAATATTGAATCAACATATACAATTTCACCAGTATTTCGCGAACGCTCATAACCAGATATTCGATATATCATTTTCAAGTTTTTATCGAACTTATCTCCGAACATTTCGTTGAGCATATCTATGAATTTGTGATGCCATTCATAATACTTGTCAGTATCAGGCGTGAATTTGCCTTCGTAGATAATGTTATTGTTGGAATCAATTACTTGATATTGTGTGCATGTAATCATAATTAACCTCGCTTATTAAAATTTATTTGAGCAGTTTTGAGACATGCTCAGGTCTTTGGTTGTTTTAGAACAAATCTGCAATTGCATTCAGGTCGATTTTGCTTCGGCTGTTAGACTTCGTAAGTTCTTCGCAAACTTCGTTTAATCTGCCTCCGTGAATTTTCTTCCAGTCCGCAACTCTCGTCCACCACTCGTTGCCGGCACCTTCTTTCGGCTCGACCTTCCATTTATGCTCGAGCGTTCTCGGTGCCTTCGTCTTCAATTCTTCCAGTTCAGGATATTTCGCCGTATTCAGCTTGTTCGTGAACACATAGTACTCATGGTATTTGTAGACACCGTTGAGTGTGCGTGCATGCCAGCTGCCGGTGGCTTCGTATTCTTTGCCGGTTTCGTTGTTGATGATTTTGCAATGAGTTCCATCGATAATTTTAACTTGATACATATAACACCTCGCGTTGGATTAGTCGGTGGCATCGTTTTCGTCGCATATTGCTACTTGACTACTTGACGACATCGCATTATTAAGTTGTTAATATAATTTAATATTATTCAGCGACAGCTGACGAAATTTTATTATATTAATTTCAAAAATATTAAATTATTTATAAAAATTAATTCAATAAATATATTTTATATATTTCTTAATTTTTATAATTAAATAAATAAAAATAGTTGGCCCCGTCTCGTGAACGTTCCCTTTAGGGCTATATATGGATGACTGTGTGAGCGTCGTCGCATCGCTACACCACTATTAATTTCAATACAGCATTACCACACTATTACACTAATTAATACCGCACCATTGCACCGTTCTCAAGCTATCACTTACCAAAATAAAACACCTATAGCCCGGGTCTCTCGAAAGTATCTTTGCTCAAATAAAATTTTGTAAAATAAAGCGCAAAAACGCTCGAGAGGGCGCATTATATATTATGAGCGGTCGTGATTATTAAATCTTCCGATTTGTATCTTTGCTTTCGTCCCGAGCAGAGTTTGAATAGTTTATTTTGCATACAACCGACCGCTCCTTATTTACATTTCAACAAGCTCTCGCAGCTTGACTAAAATAAATACTTTGCTTACTACCCAGGGCCTAACAGCTCAAAGGAGGTTCACCATGAATTACAATGAAGTTACACAAACAACGCAGAGAGCTATCAAGAAAAATACTCAAAGGAGCATCTTTGCTAACAACTGGGAACTCTCAGCTAAACTGATTGGCGGCATAAGTATACCAGTAGATGTTATAAAACATTTGAAAGGTGGACCTGAAACATTCTTAGAGCAGTCGAATCTATTTCCAGTAATAGTCGACCAGCTTGATATAGATGAGCTCTCGCTCGAGGATTGGATGATGGTATCGCACTTTGCTAATGGCATTGAGAATGCAAATACGCAGTCCGCGTCATTTGTTCGTGATACTGGCGGCGGTAAACCAGTGGACAAGAAAGAGATCAAGAATGACAACAATATTGCTCAGCTGACAGACGAGCAGTTAGATTATCTCTTGGATAATGCTGAGGTGCTGGATGAAGAGTAACATATTACCTCCCGGCATAAGGGATGATTCTCAAGAAAGCATCATTGATACTCCTAAGATTCAGTTAACTAAGGCGCAGTATGAGGCAGTCAAGGCCGACAAGGCGCGCAGAGATACTATTAACTCCTATTATAGGTATGTCTTGAAGTGCAGACCCGACCTTAAACCGACACACCTGCATGAGGTGCTCAGTACCAGAATACAGGACTTCTTAGAAAGACCTGGAAGGATAGACGGTACTGAGTTTTTGCTTATATCACTGCCGTTTCAGACTGGTAAGACTACTTGGGGCGCACAGTCCATACCAAGCTGGTATATGTTCAAGCATCCTGGAAGCAATTGCATTGTCATATCGTATTCAAGCAACTTTGCTATGAAGGCCTCGGCTGAGAACAAGCGTAAGATTGAGTGGAACATTGACATGTGGCCAGGTGCCAAGATCGGTAATAAGTGGACCAACGAGGAATTTGAGGTAATCTTTGATGAGAAGAAAAACATCAAAAGCACTTGTCTTTCTGCTACAATGTCTACTGTCAACGGTAACCCCGCTGATGTGGTTATAATTGACGACACTTGCCATGACAGTACTGAGGCAAATTCGGATACATTTAATACTACTCTTGAAGACAATTGGTTGTCAGTCGTGCGGTCGCGTGTCAAGGTTGGTGGAAAAGTAATCTTGATGCAAACCAGATGGAATATGAGAGATATCTTTGAAGTTATCAAAGGTGTTGAGGATCCGGCGGCTATTGAGATATTGAATATACCGTGTGAGTGTGTTGACGCTACGAACGATCCACTTGGCCGCGAGTTAGGTGACGGTCCATGCCCTGAGATAGGCAAAGGTAGAACGTGGGTACAGGCATTCAAGAAAGCGTACATACGCAAAGGCAATTTGCTAACTTGGGAAAATAACTATCAAGGTAACCCGACAATAGGGTCGGGCAACTTATTTACTGATAAGATGTTCAGATCCTGTGAATGGGGTAAGATAACCGACAAAGGACTTTTGCATCCGGATGGCAAGACTACAGTGTGGCCGGTCATAGCATTGAGCATTGACGCAGCGCTCAAACATGAAGAAGATAATGACTTCAACGCCTTACAGGTATGGGCAAAATTGGAAGATGACTACTTTTTGCTACATGCGGAGAAAGGTCACTACTCATTTCCTCAGTTGCTTGAGAGGATAAACGCACTGGGGTCCAGGTTTAAGTTAAATTACCACTACATTGAGGAAGCTGCAAATGGTGTTGCTGCCATAGATATGCTGAACGTGGCACAAGTCAAAGGTGTCATACCTGTTAAGCCTGAAGGTGGTAAATATTCCAGAGCGATGGCGGTTACTTGGCTATTCCACAGCGGCAAAGTTTATTTTGATAAGACGGCAGACTATTATAATGAGTATGAAGCATCATTGAAAGCCTTCCCCAAAGGTGCACATGATGATGACGTCGACGCAACTTCGCAAGCACTCAACCGGATGACTATGATATTAGCAGCTGAGTCGGTACCTAAAGAAGTTATTGCTAAAAGTAGGAACTGGACAGAGGACATGGTCGAGGATTATTTATCGGGTAGTGAGCAGGATAAAATAGCAATGCGACAAGCTTGGGGTAATCCGCCATTCGATATAGGAAATTCAGAAGGTTTTGACCTAATGGGTATAGAGGCTTCTTGAGGTGGAATATGACATTTGATGAAATTATAACTAAATATACTATGAGTAAAAGTTCTGCCGATATCGAGATTGTTAAGATACCGCGCAGACAGTCACTTTATAAGGGTGAGGGTAAGATTAAGAATAAAAAGACTGGTGTCGAGGTTCAGGCAGAGTGCCATCAGAATATTACTTTTGAACTCATTGAATCTCAGATCAGTAATACTGTACCCGAACCCATAGTAACTCCGTTGATGGCTGAGGATGCCCAACGAGCACTGCAAGCTACTTACTATTTAAGCCAGGCTATGAAAATGCAAGACGGCATTGCTATCAACGATAAAGCAGAGCGTGGTGTCTTGAAAAATGGTTATGGTTGGTATTTGATAGAATGGGACCAGTCGAAAGCAAGTAATTCAGGTTTTGGTGGACTCAAGCTTACTTATTATCCTGCCGGTAGTGTATACGTGCAACCTGGTATAGCTGATTTCAAGGATGCCGAGTATGTTTTCTTAAAGAATATTGCTACTTGTGCCTCTATCAAACGACTGTATGGAGTAGATATACCGCCAGACGGCGATGGTGTGGATGTTTGTACTATAATTACTTGCTACTATTTGAACGAAGATGGCGACTTGGCAAGAACGATATTTTCCGAAAATAGTATGGCTTTGATTTCTCAAGATAATTACTTTGAACTTCGCCGCGTTGTCAGATGTAACGAGTGTGGAGAGGTAATTGTCAATCTCGATCAGCCGTGTCCGACATGTAATAGCGACGTCTTTGAATGGGCAATAATGGATGAGGAAATTGCTACTCAGGATATATATGAAGGCAATATGGAAGAGAACGCTCGGTTGAGGGCGGAAGCTCGAGCTAAGGGTGAACCCGATAATCCATATGCTGGTCTTGAGAAAATCGTGTCAAAAGGCGATAGGCTTCCTTCGTATCACATACGTGAGCTACCAGTTGTAATGCGTGTAAGCATATCTGCAGATGATTCTATATATGGTATATCAGACATTGATATGATTGCTCAGAATCAAGATACCCTTAATAGGATTACGACAAAAGAACAAGAAAATATCTTGAAAGCTGGGTCGTTTGTAACCTATCCTCAAGGTACTAAAATTCCTTCTGATGACAGTACTTTGAAATTGGTACCAATACAAGATCCTCGGATGATTCAAGCATTTTCTGTGCAAACAATACAAGCAAATATGCAGCAAGATGATATATTTGCAACAAGAATGTATCAGTACGGTAGAGCAACTCTTGGTATAACTGAGAGTTATCAAGGTAAAAAGGATACAACAGCAACGTCAGGTAAAGCAAAGCAACTTGCAGCGGCACAATCTGCCGGTAGACTTGAGAGTAAGCAAAGAATGAAAGTTCAAGCATACTCTGAAATCTATCGGAAACAGTTTAAGTTTCTTCTTGCTTATGCAGATAAAACTCAGCATTATGTTAAATTTTCAGATGAAGGTGATATCTTGCAGATGCAGTTCAATAGGTATTTATTTTTGAAAAAGAATAAAGAAACTAATCAACTGTATTGGGATGATAACTTCGTTATCGAAGCTGACAATGCATCGCTGTTTGGAAATAAGCAAGAGATGTGGGAAACTCTGACTGCTCAGTTCATGTCTGGTTCTATTGGCAATCCAGCAGATCCGAACGTTTTGAAATTATACTGGTCTATTATGAAGCAATTACAGTTCCCATTTGCTGCTGCAATAAATCAGAATATTACAGAACGTGAGCAAGATCTAGATCCTGCGGTTAAAGCATTTTTGTTCAATCATCCAGATATTTTGGATAGAGTTGCTCAGATGATGGCGGCAGAGCAATCTGATCAAAGACAAGGGCAGACTCCAAATGCACCGTCTCAGGCAAGTCAGATAACTGCTGGTAAAGCTAAAACTGGTCAGAATGCTAATGAGAAACCTGAACCCGCTAATCCTGTTCCACCTGCTGCACGTACTGAATTGGAGGTGAACAATGCTCAGAGTGAAGAACAATGATATTTATTTCGCTAGAGGTGAGACTTCAACTTTGAAGTTCGAATTTTGGACAAAAGAAGGTACTCCGTATATACTTCCAGTTAATCAAACTAATAGTAATCTTGCGTCTTATGCTGATGTATATACTGATGGTGATTATGCAAAAGTGGAGTATGAACCAAGTAAATCAGAACCTGCATATAGATTAGGAAAAAATGTCGCAATTGATTTTAGGAATGGCATATCTCAATATAATATTGATAAAATATATATGCGATTCTGTTCAAGCGTTGCATGTGCGTTATATGTTACAATACACGGTTTATCGGGTACTCGAGAAGCAGCTATAAATCCCGGAGAAACGGTATTAAGCTTTGATATTACTGGTTTAGCAAGTAGCGGTAAATTAATCACTTCTATAGATATTTCGATTAATCCAAATGATACAAGTGTACCGTTACTTTGCTGGTTGTATGGTATAGAATTACGGTATAAGCAGGATGATATGCTATCTAAACCATTAATATTGAATGCATATAAATCTGGTACAATTGGTAAAGATTTACAAAAAGCTACAGAATTTCCAACTATTGCATTTACTGTTAGATCTGGTAGTTATGATTCAATTGTACTTGAGAAATATTTGAATCTAAAAGCTCCGCCCATGTATGGTGGCGATAGTGATTATGCTGCTGGTGGTTATAATAAGTTTACAACAGATGAAATGATGGAAACTAATTCAACCTCTGTATCAGATTCTCAAGTAATTACAGATGTTAATCGTGGTATTTATAGAGTATATCATAGTTTAGATTCTTATGGTAAAGATATTTATCAGCAAGTAATTCTATTGGCGAATGGGTATAAAGTTATACCATATGTATTCAATGTAGTTGTAGTTTTGAATTTTGAAGATACTGAAATGCTTGAAGCAAAAACTTATATTTATGATGTTATTGCTTATGAAGGCATTACAAAAGGTCCTCAAGTGTTTCAAAGTTCATTCAAAGGGTTTCCTTATAGTAGCGTATCGTGGAAAAAAGAGCTAATCCAGCCTCATAAACTTGTTATAGAGGATACAAATAATGCTTAATCCTTTGACAACCATATTGTTAGATCAAATAGTTCAAGAAGAAGTTACTATATCCGCTCTTGTTAAATTGGATGCAACAGTATTTCTTGATGTGGATTGTTGCTCTCATAAAAAACAAGATAGTTATGATCCAAGAATAAATTTAGCAGATAAAACTGTTGTAGGTGCTATAAACCAATTAGTTGGTATAACTGATTTAATAAATCAAACTATAACAAATTTATCAGCTGAGTTAAAAGTTGAAATAGATAAAAAATTAAATAAACGTACAACAGATGGTAGAAGTGCAGTATATGCAGTAGAAGGCGAAGATCAGTTGCTTATTAGAGTTGAGGTAGTTGAAGAACCTGATACGTTGGTAAGACGAAATGCACAAGGACAAATATTTACAGCTGCCCCTATCAATTACCGACATGCTGCAAATAAAGGTTATGTAGATAACGTTGCAATTCAAGTTTTAGAGGATGCAAAAAATTATACTGATAATATGATAATTGAGCATACTGGTATCCAATACGAAATTTTGGAGGAACAAAAAAATGGCTGATGTAGTAACAAAATCAGTAAGGTTAATGGATAAAGCAGTTAGGCTTTATCCGAGAGTAAAATTAGAAGATATAGTTAAATCTGTAACTGCAGATGGAACTGAAACAGTAGTAAAATTAGTAGAACAGAGTAATAATGAAAATATTGTATATGGTACTAAAGTTACTGGCGGATTACTGCAGCAAGCTACCATTACTTATTCCGAATCATTAAAAGGCAGTACTATTCCAGTACGTACTGCTGGCGGTATGCTACTGGTAGAAAATCCGTCTTCCGATACACCGCAAGCTGCCGTGAATTTATTATACGCCAATACTACTTATGGCAGTCTTGGTGCAGGTAATGATTGGACTGGTTTGAATAAATTTGGAGCAGAAAAAATTTCTGTGCATGCTACAGATAACTCCATTTATATGAAACTTGCAGAACAAGGTTTCTTTATTAAAACAGGTCCATCCAGTGAAGAATATTTTGTAAAATTGCCAGACTTAGCCGGTACACTTACTACAGAAGCAGCATTGAATTCATCTGCGGCATCTACGTTATCTTCTGCAGAATCTTATACCGATACACAGATTAACGCAAAGCTTTCTTCTGCATTGAAGTATAAAGGTTCTAAAGATACTTATGCAGACCTTCCTAAAACTGGAAACCAAGTAGGTGATGTTTGGAACGTTGTAGCTGCATATGGTAATGCACATGCAGGCACTAACTGGGCATGGAACGGTACTATTTGGGATCCTCTTGGTGGTACTATTGATCTTACTAATTATGTTATAATGGCTAATGCGGCAACAACTTCAGCAGGTATAGTTACTGCTCCAGCTATCACAGGTTCAAGACAAATTGTCGTATCTATTTATACTGTATCGCCGAGCTTACCTCTTTCTAGTAGTGCTACTATAGTACCTACATCAAATGTTATAAAAACTTATGTCGACAATAAACTTTCCGGAAGTATCTGGGATTCTACCAAAGTAGTGTATGCTAAGACAAGTGATACCAATACTTCTTGGGCAGTCACTACTCCTCATATATTGGTTAGCGAGACAGACGACTCTGGTCATATACTGGCACGTGAAGGATATATGATAGATAATGAAAATTTATCTGGGACTAATGATCATATACCGACGTCTAAAGTAGTTTCTGATGCTATTGATGGTCCAATTGGTGTTTTGCAAAGTAGTAAATTGGATAAGAAAGTTACTTCTGGTGAGTATGCATATGTACACAATGGAGCTACTCAAACTGAATATAAATTGTATAGCGGATTATCTACAACTATTCCTGGTGGTGCGGTGCCTTACACCAGCCCAGATGGTAAACTTGCGACCGATACTATAGCTGCAACATTTATTGCTCCTAGTTCTACGAGTTTAGCTATAACTGTTCCAGATGCTGCTTTGAAACAAGCCTTAAATGGACAAATCTTAAAATCTCTTGTTACGAATATTAATGGTGCGTTAAACCAGGTTAATAACTTGATGATTACTTACGACGAAGTATCTTAAAATTTAATATTTGTAAATAAGTATAAAATTCAATAAATTCTTGTAAAATTTAGCATAAACGCCTCACATAAACGCATTATATATTATGTGAGGTATTTGATTATGGCTAATAAGTGGGTAAAACTTAAATCAAAATCGGATGTTTTATATCCGAAAACACAATCGACACTTATTGAATGGGGTGGACCGAATATCGAAAGAAGTTTTTCACCCTTAGATGCCGCGCTCTCTGATGAATTATCTGCTAATCGTTTTGCTGAAATGCCCAATGAAAATTTTGTATTCGAGCGTTCATCTGATGCTGGAAATACTTGGACAACTTATACAGCACATGGCTATAACTTAGTTACTTCTAGTACGAATGTCAATAATAGTAATGTCGTAGGTAGCCAGTCAGTTAATAACTGGCACAGATTCACTATTGATGTACGATCCGGTTCGAGTAATAACTTTTATGGCGAAATTCGTAAATTTTTGTTTTGGATTAACACAAATGGCGCTACTGGTTGTAAAGTAAAAATAGACGGCTCTACTTTTGCCAATCCGGATACTTTTGTAAAAATTGTTGAAGCTCCCATTAGTGGTTGGAGTGGTTGGAACGTTATCAATGTAAATGTTACGGCCGGTTTAGGAAATAATACCTTTTATAAAAAATTAAGATTTACTTTTTCACAAACTGGTGTAGATACATCTTATGCTTCCAATTTAATCGTAAATAAAATGCGAGTTTATTGTGCAAATTGTTGGTCTGCTCCCGGGAGTTTTGCATTACAAAATAGACCGTATTATATAGTTAATGGTGAACAGGTACAACAGTATTCGATACGATTTGTGGCTGGTAGAAAATTATATGGTATTGCTTCGAATGCTGATTTAGCTAATAATTCATTGAAGTTAAATGGCAAAGCAGATACCTATTATTTGAATTATCAGAATCTTACAAATAAGCCTACTTTGAAATTAGTTGCTTGTCCATATGATGCCGGAGTATCAAATGGTGCTACCGCTAATCCTTACATAAATACTGTTTTTGATGGAGCAGTTTCGAGCAGCATTCAGTTATATAGTAGTGGATTAACTGTACAATCAGATTCAGCAGGTAAAGTTACAATTGAACCAAGTATGGCTCCAAGTATATTTGCTGCAGATACTACCACTGCAACAGTTCCGGGATTTTCGACTAATCCATATTTAAGAGTATACTATGGTGGAAAATATAATACTGGTCCAAGATTAAAAAGTGGTAACGGTATTCAGTTACAAGCAGATAGCTCTAATAATATTACAATAGTGTCTATAATACCAGATGCAACTTCAAGCACTACGGGTTTAATGACTAGTACATATGTTCAGCGTTTGAGTGCTTTATGGAACGTAGTTGGTTTGAATAATTTTAAGAGTGTAACCGGAACATTTACAGGGCTTTCTGGAACCACTTATTATTCCGTATCTGCTTATAATGATAGATATAATGATATTACAAAAGTACGCGGTATGCTAAAAATTACATACGCTACAACTAGCGAGAATTACAAATATAGAACTATCAACTTATCTAATATTAGAGGTAAGCTTGGAACTACATTTAGCAATTTGACACAAGCTAATTTTTTAGATGGTTATTGGTGGGGCGATGTTCTTGAAAGTTCTAGTTTAGATATGTTTGGATATGGTACAGCTATTGTGAAGAATGATTCTGCAGATTTTTTAAGTATGGGGCGTTATTATACTACTTCTTTCAGTTATGGGAGTTGGGCTCAAGATACTCTTAAGAATGCTATGCGAAATAGCTGTATATTTTTTGAAATGTGGTTTGCAAAACCTTAATTAAATTGGAGGAAAAATTAAATGGCTTATCCAAATTATGGTTATAACAATTATGGGTATATACCTGGTTATGCTCCAGGATATACACAGCCGCAATATGCGACTAATCCATATCAAAATATGCAGCCAGTTCAAACACAAGCTGTTCCAAATACTGTAATTCCTCCGACTACTAATAAGAGACTCTGCATTAGTCAAGAAGATGCGATGAGTAGACAAGTTGAGAATAATAGCAGCTATGTTTACTTTGACCAAAATAAAGACATAATGTATGAAGTGAATACTGATGCTTGGGGTAAGAAAACTTGTAATGTATACAGTTTGGCTGTATATAAAAATCCTGAAGTTGCAGAAGTGCCTAAAGAATCTTTTGAAGATTTATCTAAACGGATAAGTCAACTTGAAGATAAAATTAAATCTATGGAGGTAAATACAAATGCCCAGTATGATGGCCAGCGGAATGCCGATGCCGGTAAACCCGCAAATGCAGCAAATAATGAATCAAGTGCAGCAAGCCAAAACAAACCCGCAGGCGTTCATAAATCAACTGTCCCAGCAAAATCCGCAGATAGCTCAGCAAATTAATTCTTTGCTTCAAAGTGGAGGAAATCCTCAAAGTATAGCCATGCAAATGTTACAGCAGAGAGGAATAAATCCAAGCCAGCTTATGCAAATGCTGGGACCTAATCATTGATATTAATTCTTAGAGCGTACGGCTAAGTATTGATATAAAATAAATTTAAGGAGATGTCACTATGGGTGATGGATTCGCAGAAGGCTTGGCAGTAGGTCAGAATAATGGCAACAACGCTAATGCTTGGGGAGGAGAATGGATTTGGATCATTGTCCTTTTTGCTTTATTTGGATGGGGCGGAAACGGCTATGGTAACCAAGGTAGAGGCCAAGTAGGAGGTCAGGAAGTGGGATATGAACTTGGTAAATTAGCTACGACAAATGATGTTGCCAGTGGCTTTGCAAATAGCGCAAGTCTTGCAAGCCTAAATGACCTTAAACTTGGACAGGCAGGTATCCAGCAGACTCTTTGCCAGGGATTTAGTGGTGTAAATACTACCATTCTTCAAGGCGATAATGCTACTCAGAGAGAAATTGCTAATATTGGTTTCCAACTTCAGAATTGCTGTTGCCAGACACAGCGCGCAATTGATGCAGTAAACTATAATATGGCAACTAATACTTGTAATATTCAGCAGTCCATTTGTAACAGTACTCGTGATATTATTGATGGCCAGCGTGAAAGCACGAATGCAATTCTTGGATTCCTTACGAATGAAAAGATTTCTTCGTTGCAGGCTCAGAATGCTCAGCTTACGGCCCAGCTTTCTCAGAATGCTCAGACGCAGACTCTTATTAATACGCTTCGTCCTGTTGCTTCTCCTGCATATATTACCTGCTCGCCTTATGAGAGTGCTTATGGCACTCGTAACGGCAGGTGTGGCTGTGGATGTGGCTGCTAATTAAAAATATAAGGCTCAGTGAGGCACAAATTAGTTGTGCCTCACTTGATAAAGGAGGTTAAATATGTCGTGTAATACTCGTTGTAATATTTGCGAACGGATAGTTTTTAGCAATAGTATTACTGTTACGGGCGGAACTTTGGTAATCAATATAGCTAATGGTAGTTATGCAGATTGTCAGAAGTTTTGCCTTATTTTAATTCAGAATATTCCTGATACTGCTACTATTAACATGCCGGTCGGAATTACTATTGGTACTGATACTACGGTATATCCAATGGTTCGTTGTGATTGTACTCAGGTGACTGCTTGTGCACTCAGAACTCGTACTCGTTATCCGATGAAAGTGGCTACTACAGCAACTTCTGCAGTTTTCAAAGTGCTCAGAAATCTTTCTTGCGCACCAGATAATAGACTTGCAGCAGTACCTGTACCGGCTACTCCGGCACCTACAGCTTAATAGGAGGAATTAGAAATGCGTAATGCTATAGTTGATCAAATTCTTATGGAAAGAATGAACCGTCGCGGAGGTTATGATGGACGCGACTATGCAAGAGGTGATTATGGACGTGGTGGATATGACGGACGTAGAGGTCGTGATTACGGACGGGATTATGCTCGTGGCGGAAGAGACGGACGCGATGGAAATTACGATGAAGAACGCTTTGAAGATGAGGATGAGAAATACCTCATGGAAATGCAAGATGGTAGACGTGGAGTAAAAGGCACAGGTAGAGGCAGACGCAGAGGCCGTCGGAGAGATTATGGAGAAACATTATCTTTGACTAAATCAGATATAATGAATTGGAAACATAATCTTGAAAATGCTGATGGTACCAGAGGTCCTCATTTTAATATGGAACAAGTTATGGAAGCAGCAAAAGCTGTCGGAATCAGGTTTGAAGACTTTGACGAAAGAGAACTTTGTATGACTGTGAACATGCTTTATTCCGATTATTGTGAGGTGAAAAACTCTGTGTTTGCTGTTATGATAAATTACTTAAACGATTGGGCTACAAGAAACGTTACTGTAATAATGATGAGACTGTCGCAGATATTTCAATGAAGTACAAAAATTATAGAGTCATAATTAGAATAAAAGCTCATTTGACTTCTTCAATTTATGGTAAGATTGAGGATACTTGGGATTGTTCAGATTATTTTGTCGATTGTTTCTGGTTAGTTCAGTAAATATTATACAGGCTGATGAGGCCTGTATAATTTTTATAAAAATTCTTGTAAAAATTAGCATAATATGTATTTTTTCGTGCATTATATTTATTAGAGGGCTGCAAATGAGACTCCACTCAAACTCGCCCCAAAAGGAGATTTATTTATGTTAAAAGAACAAGGCGAAAACACTGAAGGAACAGTGGCTGTGCCGCCGGCAGCAACGGAAGAAACTATTACTAAAATTGTGTCCAAGCGTTTGAGTGAAGACCGAGCTAAATTGGCCAAAGCTTTAGGTTATGATTCGTGGGAAGCTGCGATGAACTCTGGTATGGACAAAAAGTTACTTGATGCAGGTATTGAACCTGAAACAGCAAAGCCTATCATTGAAACGATGGTTGAAAAGCATCCAAAAGTACTTGAAGCGGAAGAACTTATCGCAAGAGAGCAGAAAAAACGTCAGGAAGCTGAGTTGGCTCTTTTGAACACGAAGTATGGAATTAATATTAATTCATTAGAAGCTTTGGATGCTGAAACTAAAGACCTCGTAAGTAAAGGTGTTTCTCTTGATAAGGCATATGCAGCAATTCATGCCGAAGAAATTCTTGCAAGTAAAACTGTAGCGACTGCTACAAAAGCTAATAGTACTTCCTTAAACCATATGACAAGCTTACCTGGTGGAAGCGCTACGCCACCAGTAAACGCTATCAGTATCAGCCAAGAAGAAATCAAGGCTGTTAAGCAATATCTTCCGAATGCAACTGAAGAAGATATTAAAAAATTTTATGCGGCGCATCCAGAATTAAAAAAATAAAAGGAGTAAATTATGGCAGCTATTTATGGATATGAGCGTTTTAATTATCCTACTACCAAATTTGTTCATTTGAAGTCTGCTGTAACTGGTGGTGTTGGTGCTACTAATAACCCTGGTTATACGACTACTGGTGGACTTGGTGCAAAGGATGTTGGCGCCATTGTTGATGTTACTAATTCGACTGGAGCTGGTGCAGTTCTTGCAGATAAATCGAAAGTTGCTTGGACGGCCGGTCACACGTATTATCTTGTTGCAGAAATTCCTGTACCTGCAGATGCAACGGATTATGGTTTTGTCGGTGTTATTTTGAGAGATCAGGGAATGATTGATAATCTTGTTCCCAGACGTCCTCAGCAAAACTGGGCTAAACAGTTTTATGACCTTAAAACTGGAGGTGTTAAGTAATGGCTATTATATTTAATATTTCTGAAGCAATCAAGGATTCTTCGTTCAATGTGCTCGGTCTTCAGATTCCCATGCTTCTTGAAAATCAAGTTGAAGAGTTCCAGAAAGGAAGTAAAATTTCTGATGTATTTGTAAATAAGACTCTTGATGGATATTCTACGAGTTATCATACGACCGTTTCGCATGGTGGTTTCCGTCCTTCTGAAGATATGGAAATTGCTAAGTTGCACGATTGGGAAGATTCCTATGGCAAGACTTTCATAGCCCAGACTTGGAAAGATTCCTTTGCAATTTCTGAAGAAGCACGTGAAGATAACAGAAGTCTTGAGATTGCTGGTAAGGTTAGAGATTTTTCTACGAACTATGCAAGAACTCGTGAACAATATTGTGCAGCGACTGTGTCTGGTGCTCTTACGGCAAGTTTCAAATACGGTGGAAAGAAATTTCCGCTTTCTGCAATCGATAGTACAAATGCTGAGATTGATGGTCCCAAACAACTTTATTTTCATCGCTATCACTATACGTCTGTTAAGGTTGTAGATGAAGCTGATTTCATTGAAATGAATGGCCGCGAACCTTGGACCAATGCTGGTACTACTGACACGACTGCTCCTGGAAATACAGCACCAGCTGGTAAGTATGCTACGCCTCCTCAGAGTAATAAGTTCCTAGTATATGGCGGTAAACTTGATAAAGATGGACATCCTATGGATAAAGGTCTTAATCTTCTTAAAGTTAACCCTGATACGGGTGATACTGCTGACAATATGGCTGTATATGATCAGATTAGATTTGTTCTTGATGCCATCAGAGAGTATGGTATGAATCATAGAGATTATGACGGACGCCTTGTTCCTCTTAATTATTCTAAGATTGTTATGCCGTCTAATTCGATGTTTAACAAATCTCTTCGTGCAGCTCTTGGCGCGAGCCTTACGGAAGGTCCTCTTGAAGGTCCTTTGCAGGGTGACAAATTCAGTATCACTGAATGGGCGTATCTGAATGATCTTCCTGGTTTCAAGAAGAAAGAACTTGGTATGCTTATCGTGGACCCTACCAGAAACTCCACCGAACTTGGCTTCATTCTTTGGGATAGAAAACCTTTGACGGTTACCAGTTATCTTCAGGATGGAAACAATACGATGGTTTGGTATGGTCGTGCAAGATTCCGTACGGATACTTGTGACCCTTATGCTTGTGTGTATGTTGCATTTGGTGATCTTGAAAATCTTACTGCTCAAGCATATTCGGGTACTGAGTCTACAAAGTATACGAAAGGTTCTGCAGCTACGAAGACTATTACTGATTCCAATGCTACATTTATCGATTTGTCCACATTTGAAATGACGAATAATCCTACGGTTTACACTGGTGTAACCGCTGGGGCGTAAATATTGAGGCTTTGATGCCCGTTGGCAGAGATGCTGACGGGCATCAAATTTTAAGGAGTATACTATGATTTATTCTGAAATAAAACAACGTATTTATGATATTTTGTGTATGCCTTTTGAAGAAGCAGAGCGACTTCATTATACTGATAAAATTCCAAGAGCTATAAATGAAGCTTTGTTCAGGATAGCTCACAGCGTACTTCCAAATCTTAGAGAATACGTAGTGGTTTTGACGAAAGATATTTTGCCTGCAAAGCTTACTATGCCTCCTGATTTTATATCTTTTGCTGATGAACAAAATGCTTATTTGAATGGTAAACAATTTGTACTTGAGAATTTCGTCGGCGAAAATGGTGTTATACTAACTGGCAATGAAACTGAGAATTTATATAGTTATGGAAAATTTGAAATAGCAAATAAGAATGAATATCATATCTTTTATAATGCACTTTATCCGAAACTTGTAGACAGCGGAATGTATTTTAATAAAGTTACTTTTGCCGAAATGAATATTCCAGTAAACAATGACAACTATACTATTGAACAAATACCTGCCGAATCTTCTCGCTTAAATAATACAAGTATATACGAAATTCCTGATATTGCTGCAATGTTGATTCCCCATTATGTTGCTGGTCAGTTGTTAGTATTGGATGATAAGGTGCGTTCTATTGAAGAAATGAACGAGTTTGAAACGCTTCTTGCAACAATTAATACTAATAGAAACGAAAGACCTCGTTCTTATCATTCATCTAAGGGGTGGTATTGATGGCAAATAATATTTATAGGCGACAACCAGTTCAACATAAATTACCAACAGATTATGCAAGTATTGATAACGTGAAATACTTCAATATTAATAATGTTTCTGGTTTACAGGTTTATGACAATCCGCTAGTAGCTGAACAAAACTCTACTTATAATTGCAAGAATGTTTATCGCGATGAGCTTGGTAATTTAACAGTTAGACCGGCAGTTCATTACAGTATGTCTGATACAAATACTATACTAACTACCTCGTATCTTACTTGGTATAAAGAAACGAGACTTGGCATAATATATATTTATAAGTGGGGCGGATCTAATACGAGCACGGCATATGATTCAGTTAATATACAACCAAAAGGCTCATCTAGCATTTGGCAGAAATTGATACTGCATGGCGAAAGCATTTCTGTAGAAGAAACTGAAGACGGCGTTTATATTTTGTTAAATGTATATGATGCTTCAAATTTGCCTGCAAAGACTAGACTTGAATTTTGGAAAGTAAATAATGATGGTACAGTTGAACAAGTAACTGGTGAAATACAATTAAATAATGTATTAAAACCAGATTTATCTTTGTATAATATTTTGAATGATAAAATATATACTGACCAAACAATTATAAATTCCGATGACTCTAAAAATAAATATGAGGTCATAGCGTCTATATTAGCTGAAGTAAATGCTCAGCCATTTGATATTATAAAAATACTTAAGTATAAGTTTGGTGTTGCTATATTTTATTATGAAGGCAATATATTAAAAGCTTTATTATTAAAAGAATCAGGATTGATAACAAATATTGAAATTGGAACATATCAAAAATATACATCTGATTGGAGAATTTTTGATCCATTTTGCATAAAAGAATATCCAGACGGAGAATACTTTGATTTGACATTCATGTATTCAAAAAGTACAAATACCTATATTACTGAAGTATCTGTAGGATTTTCTGGTAAGGTTACTACTATATCTGATGAAAAAGCAATAGGTAGTACGGTTGCTAATGCAAATGGAACGTCGTATACATTGCTAGATGCTCAACCTGCATATGATGGTTATTATATTGGTATAGTCCAAATGACTACGGTAGATTCATCAATTCAGCATTATAATATGCGGATGATGCTTGTAAAACAAGGCTCCGTAGTAAAACTTTTTTCATTATCTAATACTTACGCTTCTATTAGAAATTATCCATGTTATAATATATTTTGTTCGGATAAATTTGTGATGTTTGGGCAAATTCCATATGATTACCAATCGTATTCGGCATATAGTTGTAGGTATGAAGCAGTAGAATATAAAACCGATTACAGACCTGCTAAAAGCGGTTTATTTGGAGCTCAGCATAAATACGATTTAGCTCATTTTAAGCAGTTATCATTGCCAAGCGCAATAGTTGTATCTAATTTAAGGTATTCAGATAGCTCTGGAAGTTTTCAAGGAAGCCCGCAATATACTGCCGCTGAATATTATGCGCCACGTGAAAATGTAGCATTTGATAGTCATTTAATATCTCCATTAAATTCTGCAAGTACAATTGTAGTAAATCCATTATATATTACTTCTGATTCTAGTAATATTTATATCTGGCGAAATTATAACAAAACTAGACTGACAAATCAGGTAGCAGTAATAGATATTTTAACTAGTAAAGTTCTACAGGAATATTATAAAGCAAGTGAATCTACTGCAACAATGCTTGTATTTGGTGATTGGGTATTTGAAATTGAAAATAATGTTATAAGATACTATAAACGACAAATTCAGGGTAGCTATATTGCTGTAAATAGACCAACAGAGAGTATACCAGTACTGTCACAATTTTCTGAAGATATAATTACAAGTTTCTTTCTTGACGGATATTACTGGTTTATTACTGAAAATCATATTTTTGGTACTGGTGCAGCAAACGGTCAGATAACTATTGAATTCTTTGATCCCATGAAGTACTTTGCAGTTACTGAAAAACTCACTGCTGCAGTACGAGTATCTGATACAAGCTTTTGGGTATTTCACAATAACGGAGCATATTTAATTTATAAATCTACAATGTCTACTGAAAACGGTACACAATACGTTTGGATGTGTACAAATACTGCTAAATCGAAAGGTTGTGATTTTAAGAATGCTATTGTAACGTTACCAGTTACGAGTGCAGTTGCGGTGGTCACAGCTGAAGATATTTGTAGCGTTGAGATGAAAGAAAATATTCAATCAGATGATAGAACACTTGTACCTATGACGCTTAGTTTCAGGCAAATGGTGCGTGATTTACTTGAAACCACAGAAAGTATAAAAATTGTGACATATCATTATTTAACAATTTTCTTTTTGAATCAGAATAAAAAAGATTTGACTATGCCCGCAGTGGCTTACGATAGTACTATTGATAGCTGGTGGTATTGGGAATTTCCTTTTGTTCAAGTATTTAATACTTATCAAACTGAAACAAATGTGAAAGTATATGCTGAATATGGATCGGGAAGTCGTCATGCAGTCTTTAATTTTTCTGAAGATACATTTGTGCATACAGTAGGTGCTATTGATTATGTACTTTATGCTGACAAGTTTTTTAATTGGTCTACCGGTTTATATGAATCTGTGCAAATCGACTGGGAATGGGAGAGTGCAATTCTTATATTTGATACTGTAGATTTTAGAAAACAATTACTGTTTACAACATTTGTTTTTGATGACTACAATATTCCAGATGATAAATATGCAAATCATTCAGTAATAAATTTTGAATATTACTTTAATATTTATTCGAGAAAATATGCAAATACTTCTCCACAAGCAACATCAACTACTGTATACCGAGTTACGAACAATGCTTGTAGAACTATGGTAGCTAACTTCAATTACCTTCAGCTAATACTTAGAAATAGAAAATCGACAGATGATAGAGAAGGCTATGACGCAATGAACAAACCTAAAATTTGTAGTATATCTTTGAAATATAGAATTTTGAGAGGTGCGATAACATGATTGAAAATACAAATATTACTCCAAGAACCAAGTATATGGTAAAAAGTTCTGAGGTAGAGTATCAAAATATCCATTTAGAAGATATAAGAAAAACTACTGAAATTTTAGATTTTGAGTTTGAGCGAAGAGGCGAGAATGTATCTGTTGACTGGATATTAAAAGTTGCCGAAGCTCTAAACTATTATGAACTACTCACTGGTGAAAAGTACGTTAAAAAAATTAAGGAGAATACAATAATATGAATTTACTTGTTGCTATTGCAGATTTTCAGTTGCCAGAATGGCTTACCGTAGGTACGCTCGGTACAGTTCTTGCCTCATTTGTTACAATGATAGTTTCTTTGATTAGAACTGGTGTAACAAATAAAATTAATAAAGCTGCTACTGAAGGAACTACTGGGATACTCGGTAATATTGTTGATAAACTTGCAGAAACTAAAAATACTACTCTTGAAGTTATCGATAAAGTAAAAGAAGCATTGACTAAAATAGATGATGCTCTTGCAAATTTCAAAGATAGTATTAATAACCAAACAAATTCTAATATGAATCTTGCAAAATTTGTTTGTGAATGCTTTAATCAGTCTAATTTAAGCGATGAGAAAAAGTCTAAACTTCAGTTAATGTGTGATCAGATTTTTTATACTGATAATACTACCTTGATTGAATCTCTCAGAGCCGCTAAACAGCAACTTGAACAGCAGTTATATGAAAATCAAAAGCAGATGGCTGAGCTCAACAAAGAACTTGAAGACGAAAAGGCTAAGCTCGAAGAACAGCAGGCTCCTGTTAAGAAATCTCGGAGGATTCAGTAATGAGTAAACTTTCAGAATTTCGTAAAACTATAGACGAAGGTTCTGAAAAGAATAAGGCTAAAGCTGCTAAGTTAAAAGAAAAAGTAGATAAAGTTACAAGTAAAGCTAAAGGTTTTAATAAAAATACTTGGTGGGAAATTAGTGCTTATATTGTTAGAACATTAAGTGTTGGTGTACCTGCAGCAGTTATTATGACCCTTGAAAATTCTTGGGTAAAATCTGGAATAGGTTTACTTGCGACATTCCTTTTAATTGCTTTGGCAATTATTTATAAAGAGCCTATAAAAAAGGCTGCAGGATTTGCGCCTGGTGTATTTCCATTTTTGATATTTGTAATAATTGCATTATTCTTTAATACTACAGCAAATGCTCTTTTGACAATTGGACTTTCAGGTCTTGGTGGAAGCATTGTTGCAATACCACTTCATTACAAATATCTTCAATCCAAAAAGCCACCTGAAGAAGATCCTCAGCTTACAGTATTAAAAGATATTGCAAATAAACTTGGTAATCTTGATAATATAAATAAGCAATAACATTTATGCTGGCTTTATTTGGCCAGCATAATTTTGTTTATTTTAGCGCAAAATTAAATTTTTCCTGCATTATATATTATAGAAACTGTTTTAGAGGTATATCATGAAAAAATGGAAGACATTATTATTAAACCTTTTAGGTTTAGTAACTACCGCTGGAACTATTGCAGTTATCTATTTTGTACTATACTTACAAGGTTCAATAAAACATCTCGGACAGGATACTATTATTGAATTTGCAGTAATGATAATTTTATCTAGTAGTACAAAATTCTTTTGGTATATGAGTACAGAAAGTTCAATAAGAAATTCTGAAAAGTACGTTAAAAGAAAAGACTTAGCAATAGACGCTATCAATGATATTGTTAAAGATCAGCAAGACTTTGATAATTTCATTGATGTTCAAAATTTAGTAAACTATAATACGTATGTTTCTAATCGATGTAAAGGCTTAACCGAAAAGAATTATAAAATCACTTTTCGACATAAGCTCATTAATTTTATGCGTCGTTTGGCACACCTAAGACCGCGCACACAACGCGATTTTTTGAATGCCTATGTATTACGCGTCGAACGTAAGGCCTCAAAAATACACAAACTTAGCGCTTCAAATATCGTTAATTTAAGTGATGATGAAGATGGATTAATCGATGATAGAAATAAAGCAGCTAAAGCAAAAATGAAGTATCTAGTGATGGGTACATTGTTTTCTATTATAAGTATGTTTGCTACAGCAATGATAGGTTTTGCTCCAAATCCGAATGTTGATATGAAAGCTGCGACTGTCAAAATGGTTATGTATTCGGCAAATATTTTAATGGCTATTTTGCAAACAGTATTTAAGGCGTATTTATCAGTATCGACAAATGATACAATATATTTTAGAAAGATTGTCAATATTCTTGAAAAGTATGAGTCGTATAAAACTAATCCAGTAAAGATAGAGAAAGTAAGTTATTTTGTAGAGGAGGTACAAGATGCCATTAGTAACGAGCCCGTCGTTGAGAAATCTCAAGAGTCAGACAACTATTTTGGACGAGACGATACAATCGACCACACAGAAAGTATTCGATACGACCAAGACTGTGCTGGGTGATACAATTGATGCAAGTGAAGAATCTACAAGAAAATATCTTGAGTTACTTGGAGTAACTGAACTTGATAAACAGTTCAACGCAGCAGTGCAAGCTTATAATACTCAGTTTAAGTTACAAGCCGAACAGATGTTTATTGAAACGAATGTCGCTACTGTAGCTGCATCGAACTTAATGGCAGATAACTCAAAAAATCTTGGTACAGGCGCAGTTGCTGTGCAAGGTGAAGTTTTTAATCAATCTGTCACTGCTCAAGGCGAAGCTCTTCAATCTCAATTAGCGCAATCTCAGGCAGATGTTCTTGAAAGCATTACTAAAAGCTATGAGTCTGCATTGACGACTGTTTTAGGTAAGCAAGACGCTCAAGGTAACTTTGAAAACATTTTGAAATATCAAGAAAATGCACAGCTAGCTTTGGATGCACTATTACAAAAACTTGCTGCGGATATGAATGGTAATGGAGATGTTTTTAAGAATATTGCAGGCGAAACTCCAGAAGGATATAATTATGAATCTTACCTTTTAGAAAGAGGATATTTGAAAGCTACTGCAACACCTGGTGAATATGAAATAACTGATTTGGCAATCCATGAATTTGACAAAATGTTAAATTCTCCACTTGAACCTGGTCAAGCTGCTCAATTACTTGAAGATCTTGCTACTAATATGGCCGCGTCTGAATATGGTACAAGATGGGAATCCATGACGCCGAATGCTCAAGCTAAAGCTGTTGCAGAATATAAAGAATGGTTTTATGATAATCAAATGGGATTGTATCATACTACTTTTGGTTTATCAAGTTATGACGAAAAAGGTAATATTGTTCTTGATACCATTTATGAAGCGCCATCTACTTCTGATATTTATAGTATGTTCGGTGTGGCTGTAACCGATACATATATAAGTGCAAAAAACGCATCTCCTACTGATTTTGGCGATTATCTTGGTAGTGGTAAAGGTGGTAAGCAAGATTCTTACGCGCAGCAAATAATCGATAATGCAAATAATGGTATGTATGAAGACGGCGCTATTGTTAGCTTCAATTATGGTAAAGGTACAAAAGATTACTGGGTTTATTATGATGGCGGATTTTATAAGACAGAATATAGTGATGAAAATAAACCGCCAATTTTAACTGCAGAAAGCGTTAGTGCCGATCTACCAGATTTAGCCAGTGCACTGCGTGCTGGTAAATTTGACAATGGTACTGAAATCATAGACTTTATCTATTATAATGGTAAACTGTATAATAAGAACCAGTATTTTTATCAATATGGTAAATTATATAAAGCGTCTAGTAAATTCAAAGAACGTGATAAAGGTAAAGAAGCTAAAGTTACCTTTCAAAGATTTGGTGATCTTTTACTTTCGCCTATTAGTGGTATATGGACAGACAAAGATCCATTCAATAGCGTAAATGACGCAATAAATGATTTCTTCGGTGCAGGTGATGATGTTCAAGCTGAAATTGATGAATATAATTATCAACTGCGTAAAAATGCTATGGAGGTTAAATAATGGCTAATCCTATTTATAAAAGCCGTAATAAAGGAATAACTAATAGCTGGACAGCTATTCGAAATCAAGCAATAATGTCTGGTATTTATGAGGCTGATGTTTATACTCAGCTTGCTCAAGACAATGATCCTTCGAAAGCACAAGGTTATCTTGCGATGCTTGCTGCAAATGGTAAAGCATTGAAAGATAAACTTCCAGCTGAATATTCTAATTATTCTACTACTACAAAGTATTCTTTGCTTTCAGGATTGAGTAGTATTATTGCTTATGAAAATGATAAGAATAATATTGATTATGCTGTTAAAAACGAAGAGTACGGTAAAAAATCTGATAAGTCGTGGGTAGATAAATTAGTAAACGAAAAGTTCGCTGGAGATTATGAAGCATTCAATAAGCAATACTCTGGTGAGGAAGGAAAGAATAAACTGTACGAAGAAGGTTATTTTGCAGACACTGATTTGACAGACGAACAGATTTCATATGGTTTAACCAATTTTTCGAAGAGTTATTCTGAATTCAGTCAAGAGTATGAAGCCAAGCCCTATATGAGTTATTCTGAACTTCTCAAAAATATAGCTATAATGGATGAGCAAGTAAAGACTTATGAGGCTTGGGAAAATGCAAGTTCTATGACTAAGTTCTGGTCTACAATTGGCAGTTTTGCTGCTGAGATCTTATTGACTCCTCTTGAAATGGTTGAAGGATTGACTGATGCAATACTTACGATAGGTAGTTTTGCCGCTAATTCTTTTGGCTATGCAGATGTAGCAAATGATATACTTGATTATGCAAAAGAAGATTTTATTCCAACACAAGACTGGGTAGTAAAATGGTTACCAAATGCATATTCGACTAATCCATATTCTACAGAAAATTGGGCAAAATTGGGTTTAGGTATGTCCCAGTCCATCTCAAGAATACTTGTTATGTCTGGTCTGAACTATTTGCTTCCTGGTTCAGGTACGTTGTTGTATTACGGTTCCGCTGCAGGTGAGAACGCTGTTGAGTATGCTACAGCTAATCCCGAAAAAAGTATTAACAATGTAATGACATACTCGGCAATGAAAACCGCAATTAGCTACGCAGTTGAGGGTATGTCTGAAACGGCATTTTTCAAACAGCAAGGCTGGATTAAGGCCTGGGAAAATTTTGGCAGTAAAAATGTAGCAACAAAAATGCTTCATGATTTCTTCGGTGAAGGTCTTGAAGAAGTTGTTGAAGAAATTATTGATGCGGGTCTCGATTATGCTTTTACTGGAAATACAGATATTAGCTTTAAGTCGCTTTGGGAATCTTTTATTTCTGGTGCATTAGTTGGTGGTATTATGGCTGGAGGGCATACTGCCGTACAGAAAGTTATAACTACAAAGACTGCCGTAAGCCTCACAAGTACTAAGATAGATAAAAAGACTGGTAAGCCTATAAATTCTGGCGGTATTCAATTGTCACCAGCTAAGACGGCATTATTGCTTAACTATAAAGATACTCTTGAACGGAAAGTTAAGTCTGGTAAGAAGTTATCTACAAAAATGCAACAAAGATATGATAGACTTCAAAATCTTGCACTGCTTGCTGTAGATGACGCTGGAAACACTATTGCTACTATATCTGACTTTGGCGACCCTACTAAAAATGATACAATAACTGTTGACAAAAATACCAAAGACCCTAAAGCAAAGAGGCTAACCATAAATGAAGAATTGCTTAAGAAAAAGCTTGAAGAATTCCAGTCTGAAGGAATTGAAACTGATCCTGCAGCAATAGATTTGACCGATGCGGATATTGCTTCTGAAGCTCAAAATATGCAGCAGAATCTTTTCTTAACTCTTTCTGAGTTTGCTGCTTATATGGGTCCTGACCAGTTTGCCCGCAGTCTTGGCAAATTTGAACAGTACACTGAAGATACTATTGATAAACTTCTTGATATGTCTGAAGCGGTTACTGAAAGAGAAACTAAGCAGGTTAAAACTTACGCAAAGACGGAATCTGTACTTTCTGAAGCCTTTGGTTCTAAGATATATATTACCAAGATTGCAAAAGATGTAGCAATATCTTTTGAAAAAATAGATAGACTTACTAAAGCAAAGTATTATTCTTACTATTCTACGGGTGAGAATCTTCCTGTTGTATTTTCATATAACGGTGATGTATATTTGAATGCTGCAGTAACTAAAAACTTTTCTTTGCCAAAAATTCAGCAATTGATATTCTCTACAATATATAATGATCAATTGTTCGCTAAAATAGGTAGTAACGATACTATCATGAATCTGCTTGAAAATTTGGTTAAGTCTTATAATATTGATTTGAGTAACGAAGTAAAGCATGATATAATGTTGAAGCAAGCATTATTTACTATGTTATTTGTTCAAGATAATACCATTGCTTCAAAAGCTTATATGTCTGCAAAAGATGAGTATGGAAAATTAATGTATAACTTGATACTTTCAGTAAAAGGCATTAGTAACGTTAATTCTATGCAAGTTGTAAGACAAGCTGAGAAAAACTATTATCGAACTGCTTTGAATAAAGTTTTTGAAAGCGAGCAATCTGAAGCTATTAAATCTTTGCAATTGGTTATCGAAGGTGCGCCTACATTTTTCAAATCAGATGAAGACATTGAAAATTTCATAATTAATAACAGAGATCCAAATGCATTCAATTATATGACATTCAAAGCCGACATTAATACTGATGCTGCAGATTTAGCAATGGCTATTGAATATTTTTCAAAACAGTTTGGATTTAATATTCCTAAAAATGCAAATATACTTACCATCAATAATCTTGCTCTTGCTTTATTTGATTCTAAAAACTATAACGATACAAGAGCTCTCGATCAGGCATTAAGTGCATATGATACTAATTTTTTTGAACAGATGAATTATTTCTTGGCAGATAATTTTGGTTTTGAGGTTCTTCCAGATAATACAATTGTTCATTTGCGTCAGATATCACAAATGATAAATGAGGATATACTCAGCGAGCGCATCAATACTTATGCCGCAGATTCATCTGCGCATCTGAATATCGACAAAGGTATTTTACTTAGTGAATGTCTTACCGATTATGGTAAAAAAATAATAGGACCTTCTTTGTTGGGAAATGATATTGTAATTTATCTACGTCCAGATAACGTTAAAGGTACAAATGGTAGTTTTCAAAGGTTCCTTAGGCCTAACAACGGTATTGCCGGTGTAATTATGATTGCTGCAAAAGCTAATCCGGATGTTAGTCTTGAACAGAATCAAAAGAATATGCTTCAGACAGCTGAGCATGAAATAAATCATAGTATCTGTGGTTTAACAAATACTGGAACAATGTCATTTACTGATCCTATTAAGAATTATTTTGAACAACAATTAAAATCTTTGAAAGGTGAAGAATTAGAAAATTATTTGGAAAAATTACAAGATGAAGTTTATGATTTTCTTTTTGCAGTGGAAGGTAAAGGTTTAGTTCAGTATACTGAAAAGGGTGTCTTATGGACAGATGTAGACACTGAAAACAATATGTCTGTGGCTTTATCGAATCTCGGTTTTACTGGAGATGAGCAGTATAAACCTATACTTGCAGAGCAACTTGCAAGAATGGTATATCAGTATTGTTTCATGAATGAACGTTATGCACAAGGTATGGCAAGTGCGAGCTATGCAGACACTGTGGTAGATTTTAATTCATTCAGATATGAAAACGCAGACCAGATAATTATTCGTACCCATTCTAAGTTAAAATTGCTCAAGCGTTTAGATGGTATAATTGCTCGGCGAGCTGATTTATCTGCGCCGAAAAATGTGCTTGATGTTTTGAATCAGTTTAGCAATAAAAAGATTACGAGTGATAACGCGATTAAACAATTGACTACAAATTATGAGTTTTATTCTGGAGAAGCTCAGCTAGGCGATTTAGAAGCCTTATTTCCTGTTAAGCCTACTAATGATAGTGATTATGTGTCTAAAGATTTTTGGATAAGTCAAATAAATGATATGCAGCTTAAACAAACTATCAGTGCAATGCCGCAACAAGACTTTATTAGATTTATTGCAAAACTTACTGGTAAAGAATTTAATGTACTTGCAAAAATTTATCAAGATGTTACCGAAGTAAATAGATTTATGAATATTCCTTTTGCTCCGGATAAATCTTATGCGGCAAGTTTGGCTAATGGTATTAAACCAAGAAATTTAATTGATTCCGCACAGGTCTATACTAAGTACGGTGATAAGATATCTGGTATCGCATTATATGATAGCACTTCAAAAAGTTGCACAGTTGATTTGACTAATACTGCAGTAAATACGAGTACAGCAAACTTGATAAATGATCTTATTGCAAATACTACTCCTGGAAATAGATTATTTATTGCCGGTAATAGATCATTTATAAACTTTAATGCTATACGTAAATATCTGAATGTAAAACCTCAACTTGCTAATTTAGACATATCTACTTCCACTCTTGCTAACTTTGAAACTGCATTTTCAGAACTTTCTAAAATGGGAATTGTTGGTAAGCAACAAGCATACCAGTATGATACTATCTTTGTTACAAATGACGGCCAGATTATAAATGTGAATTCTGAAGGCTCTATTGTTGCAAGACTTCAGCAGATTTGTAAAAATCTTAAAATATCTGAAGATATACTTGGTGAGTATACTGTCACTCCAGATAGTGGTGATATTATCTTAAACAAAGAAGGCCTTACAAATCAACTCAGTAAGTTGTTTGATAGTAAACGCGTAGCAAGATTTAGAAGGATAAATAATACTTGGGTATCTGATAGCACTCTTAATATCCTTCAAGATAACTTTGCAAAAACTCTTGATGCAAATGTAAATCCTGCAGCTCAAGGTTATATTGAGTTAAAACGTAATGTTGCATTGGTGCAAGACCCTCAAACTCTTGAAGTGAAAATTGTACCTATGACGGACGGCAAGTTTGAAGGAACAGAAGTTGCTTGGGCAAAGAATGTTTGGTATGAATCTATTTGTAATATATTAACAAAGTACCAAATAACTAACTTTAAGCAACTTGAGAATCTCGGTTTTAGCGAAGAATTTATCGATAAGCTTTCTAAGTACTCTGGTACTAAAACTGATAATCCTGGTATAACCAAATCATTCATACTGAGCTATATCAATGATGATACCAACACTACCTTTTCAAGAAATTTGCTTATTCAAAACTGTCCAGATTCTGCAAAAGATTCTCTTGACTGGAAGCGCAACGGTTATCTTACTTCAGTAAAAGATGTTCAAGATTATTACAATACATTTCAAGTATACTTTGTAGCAATGGAGTATGCAAGATTTTTACTTGAATCTGGAAAAGGTAATACAGCAAAGCTTAAAGCAATGCTTTCAACTGTGTATGACAGTGAAATTGAGTTACACAACGCATTTGACGGATTTATTAGTGCGCATAGAAGCGACCCTGATTATGCAAGAATTCTTTCTGATATAACTGAGGGTAAGTATATACGCGAAGAAGGTAATGTTAAGAGAAAGGTTAAGAGCGGATTAGATGATAGACGTACTAATATTATTACCGATCTTTTGAATATCGATGCCCAAAAGCGACTTAACTATGCTAATGGTTTGAACTTAAGTTATAACAGTTTTGGATATGTGTATGGCTTAATTAGTAAAGATTGGGGTATGAATTACAATGTTATTAGCACAGACGTTGGAGCAAATTATAAAGATTCCGATGATGTTCTTAACTTGCTCGATACACTTGATGTTACTAAATCAAATGTACAGTCTGCAGATGTTTCTGAAGAAATTGCTAAAATAAATGACGCAATCAAATTTGCTGCTGAGCAGGCTACAAATGACGCAAAACTTAAAGCGTATGAGAAAGTTCTTACTTTACTTGATACTGTATCTAATACAGATATATACGGTGATATAAATACCGATGCATATGCAAATTTAGTACTTGATCAGATGGATAAATTATCTGGAATTAACTTGGATATTAGTAAAGCTGCGTCAGACTATATCCAAAATATCAAAACTAATCTTGAATCTGTTAAAGACAAAACAGGTATCGAAAAAGAACGTATTAATGCTGAGATTGAAACCGAATTCCATAAATTTTCAAATGAGCGTGTAAGAAATACTTATAAGTATGGATATGAAGGTTACAGACAAATACGAAAGCTTTATGATAGCTATGGTGCGTCTCAAAGATTCAATACCTCAAGCAAAATAAGCAAGCGTGTGAAGAATTTTAAGGATATCGTTCAAACTGCGTTAAAGAGTAATCAGATAACTCAAGAACGCGCCGATAAACTTAATAGGTCTATTGATACATTACGCAATATATACACCGATATATTATCAGTTGCAGTAGATTTTGAGTATAATGGAATGACTCGCAGTAAGGCTACTTCGGAAATTATTAAACTGATAGACAATTTTACAAGCGGTAAACCTGTAGCACAACAGTTGCAAACAATTACAGATTTTATTGATACGGCAATAATAAGTTCTGAAATAACTTATGACGAGAAAGCTAAAACGGCATACTCGAATCTTTATAAGTTTAATGCTGAGCAAAGAAAGTTTTTGTATCTTTTGCGTACAGCTACAAATGAACAAAAATTAAATATCTTTTTACAGTATCTTGACGATCCTAATGTTGAAACTGAACTTGGAAGAGCGTTAGTTACTTATATGGAAAATCAAGTGAAAGAATTAAGTTCTACTACAAATACTGTATCGTTTGTAGAAGAAGCTATCGACTTTTCTAAGCTTGGTCAGATTGCAAAGAAAGCCGGTGTTGCAGCAGATGAAGAATTTAAGCGGTTGAATCCTGATAAAAAGATTAATAGACGAATAACAAATGAAGAGAGAACTGCTTTGCAAGCTTCTCGAGTTACTACAAGAACTCTTTCTACTCAAAAACGGCATCTTGATTTACTTGCCAATAGTAAACCTGTAAGTGACGTTGATATGCAGAATGCAGTTAAAGAAGTTTATGCTACTCTTGAAAAGTTTAAGTTCAAAACTCAAAGCGATCAACTTCGTAAAGAAGCGAGAAAGTGGTATAAGATTAATTATCCTAATGAAACTATTACAATTGCAAAAGGTATATCTGATGAAATAACTTCTACAGATATCGAATCAGCAAGACAACACCGCGAACAAGCTATTGCAAACTATATTGATAACCGCGCAAAGGAATATGGACAGCGCTACGTTACTCGCGAGCTTACTTTATTCGAACTCATTAAAGAAATGAATAAAGAAAAGTATATCAAAAAATGGGATAAAGCCAATAACCGCTGGAAATTAATAAAAGTGATTGCGCCTAATCCTATGGTATTCAAAGTAATTAATGGTTTGAATATTGCGTATCAAAGATTTATTTATGGTCCCAAAACTAAAGCTAATATTGAACAGTTTCATGCTGAAGTTCAGTATGTACTTTCTGAGCGTAAAATTAATAGCGTAATTCCTGGAACCAAAGAATTGGTTTCTTTGGATAGTAACTATATTGATTATGAAGCAGTTTTAGAAATGTTCAAACGGGGTGAGTATACCGACCATTCTAATGTATTTGATGAAACTTTTGGTAAAGTAACTTCTGAAATGGAAGCAGCTCAAGATACTATTGACTACGTTACTAATAAGAAAGTATATACTAATCCAATTGAATCTATCAATAACGCTCTTAAAGAGACTGAAGCAAAGATTGCATTGCTGAATGAAGAACTGCGAACTAAACAATTTACTTCTCAGCAGGAAGCCGGTAAGCGCCGAGCTCTTGAAAATGCTCAAAATAAACTTAAACGTATACAAGCATTAAAAGAAGGTACTGCAGAAATTTTGAATAGACAAATTGAAAATGGTCCTAATACAGAAACTGTTGATACAGATGCTATTATAGATTTATTTGTAGATGATACTGTTGAGACTACAGAACCTGCAGAAGCTACGAATACTGAAAATATTCCAGATGATTTATTTGTAGATGAAGTTATGACAGATAATGATTCTGAAATAATGCCTCCATCAATGGCTGAACAGTCTATAAATCTCGAAGAATTGTTTGGTGAAGGTAGTGCTAAAGAAATGCA